CAATCAACGCTTTCTTTCGAAGGAGTTCAGCTAAGAGCCTTCTCGTTTGATTGGACACTATATCCTGAAAGTAAAGCAGAAGCAGAAGCTATTAAAAAAATCATAAGATCAATAAAAAGAAACATATTACCAACCGTACAATCTGTAACTGGTGCCAGCAAAGATGGTGTGGCGGGGGTCGAAGGATCTCTATCAGGTAACACATTAGCTCGAGCCTTTTTAACATATCCTGCGGTTGTTAGTATTAATCTATTAGGTATTGATGAATCGCATTTCCTTAGATTTAAACCATGCATGTGCGATAATATAACTATTGACTATGGAGCAAGTGGTGAAATTATTATTGCTGAAGGTGGTGTACCTCAGGGTGTTAAACTTTCTATGAGCTTTAAGGAACTCGAAATACAAACGGCTGAAGATTATGCAGAGCCTAAAGACGGAGATGGAAAATAATGGCAACTAAATACTTTGAACATTTTCCGGTTATAGATTACCAAGGTAGAAAGGTTAGAGATATATCTCGAAGACCTTCGTTCGCAAGAGCAGTCGCAAATAACCCCTATCTTTATTATTCTTATACAGTTAAAGAAAGCGAGAGGGCAGAAGATATTGCCTTGGATTATTATGGCTCTGTAGATTATATTTGGTTAGTGTACATGGCAAACAATATCATAGATCCATATTACGAATGGCCAATGAATACTCAAACTTTTAACGACTACATGGTTGATAAGTACCAAGCACAGTCTGGTAGAATCGGAGAAGATGTTCTTGATTGGACCAAAGATGAAACAATTGACGAAAACATTATATACTATGTTAAAACAGTTTAGGAAATAACAAATGGCAGTTGATAATATTATCTTAGCACCGGAATCATTCCGAACAATTTATCTTCGTAAAGAAGATCGCGTGATTATGCGTACTGAACGTGGACAGAAGATAATCATTAAAAGAATCATTCCTGAAGATTGGGTTCCTTATCGCATCTTTGAATATGAAGAGCAAATCAATGATAACAAAAAAGAAATCTTTTTATTCGATAACGCGTTCTTAGGTCAATTATCACGTGAATTCAAAAACTCGGTAAGTACTGAATAATGTCAGAATCTTTTAATCCTTCTCATTGTACTATAGAAAGCGCTATGATTAAATCGGTGGACAATAGAGACGCTTCTATTACTGCTTTGATATATGGATTTAATCTAAAGCAATCTATCTATAGCTCTTCTTTTTCTGGAACACTTAAGGTCTTAGACCAAGTTGGAACGTTACACGATTTCCCATTAAGGGCAGAAGAAGAATTAGAATTAATAATTAAAGGACATGATCTTCAAACAGAATTAAACATTAAAGGTCAAATAGTTAAAATTGATGGTTTAAGTAAAAACGATTTAGGCGATGGTTATTTTTATACATTACACTTTGTAAGCAGAACAACCTTTAGAGCAGGAATACAAAGCGTGATAACTGCCTTTACAAATATATCAGGATCATATGCTGCTAGAGAAATATTTAAAAAGTATTTTAATTCAAATAAAGAATTAAGTACAGCAACGTCAGTTGGTGAAATGCCTGATAACTCTGAAGGTTTACAATTAACTTCAAATAAAGGAAGAGCGTTTTATATCGAAGAATCTGATGGTCAGATGAGAACGATCATTCCTGATTATACTCCAGCCCAAGCAATGAACTTCTTGGCAAGTAAATCAAAAGCAGGATCACAATCTCCATCGAACATGTATCGTTTCTTTGAAACTTTTGATGGTTACTATTGGGTAACTGACGAATGGATGTTAAAAAGAGCAATAAAGAATGAAAGTAAAATTAAAGACTTTTACTATTTAAGCTTTTCAGAACAAGACGCCTCACAATACGCTAAGATAATGGTAAGAAACGTTGTATCTTTTTCTAATCAGAATCATGTTGATACAGGCGCTGACATTGATAGTGGTGCTTATAAGAACACGGTAATGGAAATTGATTTCGTGAATCATACAAGAACTTCTTATAAATTTGATTATCAAAACGCAAAAAAGAAATACATTGGTATGACAGGACAACCAAGAACATCAAACGTTGGTGCAGTACATTCAGATAAATTTATAAAAGAAACATTTAAAGACGAAAACAAAAACGCAAAGCAATATGTGGTATACAGAGATTGGCAACCTGATGGAGTTGCTTCAATACCAGGTCAAGTACTTCGTACACCACAAAATATGGTTGAGATTATTCAAAACAGAGTTGCTTATAATTACCATTTAAATAATTCAACAGTTTCTTTGGGTATTGAAGGCAGGATAGATTTGGTACCAGGCGATGTGATTAATCTAATTACACAAGAACCTAACATTGCGTTAGAAAGTAAACAAAATGAAAGATTGAGTGGCAAATATTTAATTGCTAGCGTTGACCATTCAATGGAGATGAACACGCTGAGTACTAAAGTCGAAGCGATAAAATATGGTTGGCAAAAAGGTGATATATGATTGATGGTACAGGAATAAGTAATCCGTTCTTCTTCATCGGTATGGTTGAAGGCAATCTCGATGAAACTCACGAAGGTCGAGTAAGAGTTCGAGCGTTTGGCGTACACGGAACAAATCAAGAAATTGAAACAAAAGATTTGCCTTGGGCAATGTGTGCAGCAGGTAATTACGATCCAAACAATCCACCACCATCATTAGGATCTTATGTATACGGAATGTTCTTAGATGGACGAATGGCACAACATCCAATCATATTAGGTTTATTACCTGGTATGTATAATACAGTCTCAGATCCAACTAAAGACGGTGAAGGTGTTATTCCTGAAAAGAATGGTGATCTATTAGCAAGAGGTTATACTCCAAATGATTTCAACGCAGGCGGCGGACCAGATAGATTAGCTCGCGGTGAATTATTAAATGAAACTTATCTATTACAACAAGCAGCCAATCGTACGCATGATCAAAAGATTGCTGATACAGATGAAACGTGGTCTGAACCTCCACCAGCTTACGCAGCCAAATATCCATATAATAGAGTAATTAAATCAGGAAGACACAGTATTGAATTAGATGATTCTCCTGGTGCAGAAAGAATTATGATTCATCACGATAGTGGTGCATATATTCAAATAGATTCAAAAGGTACAGTTTCTGAAAAAGCTGCCGCAGATCGTTATGAAATTAATATTGGAACAAAACACGAATCATCAGGTCATAGTGTAGTTACAGTTAATGGTAACGCTCATGTTTATGTAAAAGGAAATAAAACAGAAGAAATAGAAGGCGATTATAAATTGCTTGTGCATGGTCACGCAGAGTTTGGTGTTGGCGGTCAAATGAATTTAAATGCAAGTGATCAGGTTCAAATGAGAGGCGGAGATATTAAGATCGAAGCCAACGCAGGTATTGCTACTTTATTTGCGAAAAAAGAAATACAATTTGAAGCAAGAAATCAATTAAACTTTGTTGCCAAAAATATTAAAGCTACTGCATTAAATACTTACGATGTATTCTCAACTAAAGCAATTAAGTTATCTACACCAGGTGATATACATAATACAGCTTCAAACATAATTAGTTTAGCAAGTGGTAAAATACCGCCTACTCCTCTAACAGGAACTGCTGTACCAACACCGGGTTGGAGTTTAACTACACCAACAATGCAAATCGCTTCGGTATCAACTTCTCATACAGGAGTATTTAATACTACTGCTATTAACTCAGGTATCATTACTTCAAGTAGTGTTGTTAATTCTCCATCAGTTGTCGCAACGGCAGTAATAGCAACAAGTGGTGACTTTACTAATTTAGGTGCACCACTTATGACAGCAACAGGAGCTGCATATAATGGTTTATATCGTCCACCAGCTGTAAGTGTATCAATACCAAGTGTACCTGCATTATTACCTCCTGCTATATCTGCTCCAATCGTTGCTCCTTTACCAGGATTAACTTCAGGCTGGGCGTATCCTACAGGTAATAGTCCAGAGTTTATTGCTAAGGTATTAAATCCTGCTTCTGCATTCGCTGCTATTATTGCCGACTTCTTACCACTTGGTTTAGGAGCATGGGGAATGACTTTAGCCAAGATGCCTGAACCACCTAAAAAGTCAACATCGATTGTTCCTCGTGGTTATTTTGCGATGGGATATTCTGGCGGATATATTTCAGCGTTAGATGATTCGGCGAAAGATCAAACGAAATCTCTAACAAGAAGAGGACGTAGATAATGGTCGATCCATGCGTAGACGGTAACGATCAAGTAACTCAGAATACTTTATTAATTAATAAAATTCCAGCCATTGATGGCGCAGGAAGATATACTCTTGGACAAATTGATCTTGTGACTCAAGAGATTGCTAATAGTATACTCCAAGATGCAGAAACAAATCCGTTAAGTAGAGCAGTTAACAAATACGGTGATAAGATATATGCTGCATCTGGTTATTTAAATGGTTTGCTTAGACAACAAATAGGTGATTTAAGTAGTTATCCTGATTTATCTGATAGATGGCAACGAGGTGATATATCAAATCTTGAAACTGCCGACTTCATGCAAGCATATAACTATACACCTACTAATTTAATCAATGATGGTAATGCTCCTAAACTAGCAAGAAACCTTGATGCATATTATAAGAATGATTTCAATACTTCTATCTTAGGTGGATTCTGCGATGCCTTTGATAGTTTCTTTTTATCAGTAGATGCGTTCTTTGATTTAATTGGAGTGGTTGATGGTATCATAGCCGATGCATTAGCTTTGGCCGATAAGATCAGTAGAGGTTATGATGGTATTAAAGATCTAACGGCAGAAGAATTAATCAAAAAGTTAATTAAAGCAATTAAAGAAAAGATTGAAGAAGTAATCAATAAAGTCTTTGATGAAGTACAAGATATGATAAACAACTTTGATCCGAGTGCGCTGGTGGCAGATGCAGAAACATTTGTGAATGCAAAAGTTGTAAAAGGTATTATGACAGCAAGAGAACAGATGTGTGCATTCTTTACTGAAGAGAATAAGAAAGGTATTAAAGATAAGATAAAAGGTTTAATTGATTACGCAGTAGCTGCATTTGAATCACCTGGTATCGAAGAGATTCAATACATTGTAGCTAGGATCTGTGCACTTGCAGGGTCAATAGAATCATTGATAAGGGACATTAATAAACCCCTTGATGATTATACAAGGCGATACAGTACAATCGTAGATCGTCTTAAAAACATCTCAAGAATCAATGAGTCATCTGCTATCAGAGCAGGAGCTATAAGGTATTCTCCATCGACTAGGAAAGAGGTAATAAATAGATTACAAGGTAGATGGACTTCTCCTGGTGGTAATGAAAAGACTGACACAGGTAAAATACCGCAGAATGTTAAACCCATTACTGCTGAGGACTATAAAAACCTTCCAAGATGTGGTAATGTATTTAAAGGATCGTCAGATGTATTTAGAGTCGAAGGAGATTCGTTTGACGAAAAAGAAGGTATTGGTATATATGCCTGGACAAGAATTGACCTTGATGTTAAAGTATACCTACACAGATTACAGAAATTAACGTCTTCAGCAAAACCTTTAATAATAACAGAAGGCTGGGTAAGTAAAGCTTATAACACAAAGGCAGACGGACCTGAAGACAATTCACACTTGAGTGGTTTGGTTATTGATGTTAAAAGAGATATGGCAGATCCCGAAGCCTTTATTCAAAATGCATTAAAAGGTGGATTTAAATATGTTAAGGATTACCCAGAGTTAAATAAGATTCATTTAGATATAAGAGAAATACTATAATGGCAATTGCAGATTACATTTCACCAGTAAAGAAAAAGATTAATCTTAACACTGATTTTCGTAAAGATCTGCTCGTGAGTCCAGTTTCATTTGATGTAGTGCTTCTAAAAGATGAAGAAGCAGTTAAAGAATCAATTAAGAATTTAATATTAACAGATCGCGGCGAAAGATTAATGCAACCTTATATGGGTGGCAATATCAGAGCAATGTTATTTGAAAATTTAACACCCGGTACATTAAAATTAATAGAAGATAGAGTAACGTCAACAATTCAGACCTATGAACCAAGAGCTCAATTAATTAATGTTGCAGTAAGTTCAAAGCCTGACGATGGTGAAGTCTACGTTGGGATTACTTTTTATATTAGACAGGTTGAACAGCCAATACAGTTAGACGTTGTATTACAAAGGAATAGATAGAGATGGCAAATCCAAAAACACCAATTACCGAACTTGACTTCGGCGCAGTAAAAAGTCAACTTAGGAGTTATCTAGAAACACAAACGCAATTCAAGGATTATAACTTTGATGGCTCAAACATGAGCGTCTTGTTAGATGTTCTTGCGTTTAATAGTTATCAGAATAACTTCTATACAAACATGGCACTTAACGAAATGTTTCTTGACTCTGCCATCCTTAAGAACTCAATCGTTTCCCATGCAAAAGAATTAAACTATATACCTCGTTCACGTAAGTCTGCTAAGGCTACACTATATGTTGTGATTCAAGATCCAACACGTGAAGACGCAACAATTACAATTCCAAAATATTCTCAATTTAAAGTAAATCATCAAGGTGAAAGTTTTTCATTCGTAACAGATAAAATGTATACGGCCAGAAAAGTATTATCAACTGACATCAATCCTCAAACTGGTGTTGTATTTGAATCAGGTTCATTTGTTGCTGCAAGTGTTGATGTTTACGAAGGTGAAATGTTATCAAGTTTCCAAAGAGAAGGATTTATTGTTGATGCAGACGGAGTACTTAGAGTATTCCTTACAAACAACGAAGTAGATACAGATTCAATTGTTGTGTTTGTTGATGCAGAAGCAACTGATGATGCAAACGTATTTACAAGAGCAAATACTATTTACGGTATTAGTCCTCAAGATAAAGTATTCTACCTTGAACCATATCTTGATGATAAGTATTCTATTTACTTTGGTAAGAATCAATTTGGTTTACAACCTCAAGAGTTTGAAGATGTAAGAGTACGATATAGAATCTGTTCAGGAACTGAGCCAAATGGTGCAGGTAAAGACAGTTCGTTTTCAGGATCTTTTATTGAAAACGCAACGATCTCTGCTTATACATTGTCTGCTGCGGCAGGTGGTGCTGAAAGAGAGTCAATGGAATCCATTCGATATTTTGCTCCTAAGGCATTACAGGTACAAGAACGAGCAGTCACATCGAAAGATTACGAAGTATTATTACAACAAGCATTCCCTGAGATATCCGCAGTGTCTGCATACGGTGGTGAACAGTTAGATCCACCTCAATTTGGTAGAGTTGCTGTTTCTGTTTATTTAAATGATGATACACAAATCATATCCTCTACTTTATCCAATTCTTATTTGGCTTATTTAAAAGAAAGAGCTCCACTAGGTATTGAACCAATCTTTAAACAAACCGAATTCGTTTATGGTGATATGGAAGTAATTATAAATTACACCAAAAAGAATACAGAAAAAGGTGAAGCAGAATTAGAAACGTTGGCAAGAGCTGCGATTCAAAAATATTCTGATGATAACCTTGAAGGATTTGATAAAACTTTAAGACGATCTAAACTATCAGGTATTATTGATGCATTAGATGTAGGAATATTAAGTAGTGAGATTACAGTATCGCCTGTCATTGAATATTCACCACCACTTAATTTTAATACAAACCCAACATTCAGATTTGAAACGCCGTTAGTAAGACCTTATATTTACAATGCGGCAAATGGTTTCACAAACTTTAAGCCTGCTGTTAAATCTTCACCGTTTGATATAAATGGTACTTGTGTATATTTCCAAGATGATGGCTTAGGTAATATTATGATCATTACTGATGAAGCAACAAACCCGCAGATTATTAATCCAACTGCAGGTACAATTGATTATGATAAAGGTGAAGTGAAACTAACAAACTTTAAGGTAGAAACATTTACAGGCAGTGCGATTAAAGTAACTGCGAAAACTGTAGATAACGATGTTGTTGCTCCAAAAGGTCGCGTGTTTATATTAAGAGATACAGACGTTAAAGTAGTATTGACTTTGGATGAGTTCATAGCTCCGGTGTCTGTTAACTCAACAAGTTATTAATAAGAGAAGAGAATTATGCCTCAGGGTGATATACAAAAAAATCTGTCGCTTTTCATTAAGAATCAGTTCCCCGCTATTTACAGGGAAGATGGACCTGAGCTTGTTAAATTAGTCGAAGAGTATTATAGGTGGTCTGAAACTCAAGAGAATCAGCATATCTATCAAGCAAGACGTTTATTTGAAACGAGAGATATTGATACTACAATGAATAGTATGATTATACTATTTAAGAAAAAGTTTCTTGCTGATCTTCCACTTAAAGCAGATCTTGTTAAATTTATTGTTAAAAATATACTTGACTTATATCGAGCAAAAGGTACTGCCCGCGGTATAGAATTATTCTTTGCTATATTCTATCAAGAGTTTGAAATTGAAATTGTGTATCCCGCTGAAAAGATGCAAAAGGTATCTGACTCTGCATGGAAGCAAGGTACTTATTTACAGATGTTTCCAAACAATGATTTATTTACCTCAAAAACTGGAAAGGAATACAAGTATCTTGATTTATTAGCTCGTAACATTGAAGGTTCGGTAACTGGTGCAAAGGCATCGGTAAGATCAATTAACTTCTTTATTCTAAATGGTATTAAAACACCTGTCATATATCTTGATGGTATTCAAGGTACATTTAACAAGTATGAAGATATTCTTTGTAACATAAACGGTGAAGTGGTACAGTTTGGTAAAACAAATGGATCTCTTTCAAAGTTTACTATTGTTGATAAATCAGATGTAGGAGCAAGAAGAAAGAATCTCGCAGGCAGACAAATTGGTGAAGTTCTTAATGTACTTCAGAAAGATGGTAATGCAGGTAAAGCAATTGTCACGGCAGTTACAGATACAGCATCAGGTCAAATTAAATACGATTTAGAAAATGGTGGTTATGGTTATACGATTGACAATACAAGATTACTTGTTTCAGACCAATCTATTATTCTTGATAACAGTGCGAATGGTTTTAATCAAGAATTTGTTATAGGTGAAACATTACAAGATACGGCAGGTCGTAGTGGTATTATTATTGGGCAAAATTTATCTTCAATAGGAATTAAACTTGACGCGGCATACGCTAATACTGGATTCACTGATAGTACCACGGTTACAACAGTCAGGCCAAATATTCTCGTTAACGGTATATCTACTCCTGTACCTCAAATAACAATTAACTTATCTCTTACAGCAAATCAATTAGTATCAGTAAATGGTTCTTCTCCAGGTCCTCTTTATCCTGATACGTTAAATGTAAACGATGTAAAAGTTTCATCATTAAACGATACATCTATTGCTTCAATTATTACTGACGTCATATTACCTTATGTATCTGTTACACTTGATGCTGCTGATTATGGCGCAGTTACTCCAATGTCAGGTACTGCTTCGCCAGTTACTCTTACTACTCCTTTAGATCAAGCATTCGATATTCAAGATTTAACAATTGGTTCTATTGTAGGATTTGATAATATTAATCCTGGTTCCGATTATCAGAGTGATGTATTTGCGATTGCCCAAGATTCATTACTTAAAAATGTAGATCGTAAGAATCAAGTTGTTTTATTTGCTGATGCTGGTGATGCAGGTTCGTTCTCTGTGAAAGATAGAATACGAGGTGTAACTTCTGGTATAAATGGTGTCGTAACAGATGTTAATCAACAAGATGGATTTATTACGATTACTCCATTTAATATTAATGGATTAAATAAAAACGAAAACATTGCATTTGAGAATGCACCAGACCAGGTAAAAAATGTTTTAAGTATCGCAACTGATTTCCTAGGAACTGCAAGATTTGGTGACAACGCAGTGATTAAATCAGAAACAGAATTTGCGGTAGGGAAAATTTCAGAAGTAAATATATTAAATTCTGGTTTTGGTTATTGGGAATACGAAGTAGATGATTCAGAGATTACTGATTTCGCAAATGGTTTAGGTGAATTAAGAACAGCCAATAATGAATTCGTTTCTCACGGTATTATTAAAGCAGATACTCAAGGTGTAACAAGTGGATATTGGGCAGGAACTAATTCTCACTTAAGTGGTTGGAAACAAAATAGTGTAACAACAACAAAAACAAATTTACCCGGTGCATCTTTACCTTTAATAGTTAGTCGAATAGCTATAGGATTTGATCCAACAGTAACCTATCCAACTTTAGCTCCTGCGTTCGAAGCTTGGTTTAGTAGTACTGCTTCAGATGGATACGCAATATATGATTTAAGTAAACAAGGTATGGCAATCTCAGCCGCAACTGGAATATGGTTGACGCAGCTAAGATCTAGAAGTGCAGCTGCAAGTATCACGGCAAGATGGAATGATATTGTTGTTCCTTCAATGAAACAACAAGCTTGGTACAGTTCACAGGAAAACCTTGTTTGGGAATTTGATGCGGACGTTAATGTATACGACCAAGAATATTTAGATTCAGGACAAAGAATACAAGATAGTGATTTCTATCAAGAGTATTCATATCAAATTAAATCAAGCTTACCTATACAGAATTATGAAAAGTTATTAAAAGAAAATGTTCACTTGGCAGGTTCAAAACTGTTTGGTGACTTTATATTTAAGGCAAAGGTAGGCGGAACAATTAAACCGAGATTCCTACGAAGATTCAACGACCAAGGTGGTGGTTCTCCGTTTGATATTGCTGATATAACAGCGCTGAATGCAGGTACTACTAACTTTACTGCTGACAGTTCATTCGTATCGGCCGACCATGAACCTGGTGGAACTGGTGGATTAACATTAGTTCAAGATAATGTTGCTGATCTAACAATTACAAAGAATTGGTATCAAGGTTTCCACGATTACAGTGTAACGGCAGCTATACCATCAGGATCAGGTCCATTCCCAGTTGCTATTTTCTTACATG